TTAGCAGATTATCTTACACAATATGCTAGTAATCAAAACTATACTGAACTAGTTAAAAAAGTAATCAAATATAATATAAGAGGTGAATATGATATATAATGAAAACCTATATTGGAGAAGAATTAAAAATCTCTATAAGGCATGGCAAACTGCTGAAGATCCAGATTTTAAAAGATTATGGATGGATAAACTTCAAGCACTTATGCAACAGGTTGACAAAGCAACTTTTATCTGATATAATACAAACATGAACATTTTTTATTTACATAATGACACTAAATTATGTGCTGAACAGCACGTTGATAAACACGTGGTTAAGATGATCGTAGAGTATGCTCAATTGCTATCTACAGCACATAGAATGATTGACGGTGAAGAATACATAGGTAAAAGTAAAACTGGTCGTAAAGTTAAACGATATAGAATGACTAATCCTAATTTAGATAAAACAGTTTATCTAGCAGTACATTATCATCACCCATCTGCCGTGTGGGCAAGAGAAACTAAATTACAGTATGAATGGTTGTATTCTTTATTTGTAGAACTAGGTAAAGAATATACATATAGATATGGTAAAATACATAGTACAAATGCTTTATTAAATGATGTATTATCTAATGCACCTAAAAATATTAAACAAGAAGGTTGGCGAGAACCACCACCTGCTATGCAACATTATCCACAATGTATAGTACAAGGTGATAGTATTCAATCTTATAAAAATTATTACAACGAAGCAAAAGCATATTTTGCCAAGTGGTCTAAAAGAGAACAACCAGAATGGTTTGTAGGGAGTATGACATGAGAGAATTTATAGTAAGTGGTTGGGAAGGCGTGATGAATATGAATAGAAATCCATTACGGCACATTCCAGATATGCAAGTAAGACATTTAATATTACAGATACTAGCATGGATGTGGTGTATAACCTTTTCACTATTTTTTTCATCATGGTATGTTTTTGGTCTTACAGTTGTAGCACATTTTGTATTGATACTTGCTATCGTTGTTACTGTAATTACTTTTACAGCAACAGAAAGAACTTATAGATTTAAAGAAGGATATCATTCTGCTAATCGTAGTAGAGGTAGTGTAATATATAGAGGTAAAGATGGCACAGTATATAAAGTAAAACTACCAGACAATGATCCAGGTGGTGAACATGATTAAGGTTATTAAAGTTATACTTTTATTCGCACTTATATTTGGTGCATTAATATTTTCAATAGGATGGTAAATGCCAACATATAGATTTTTAAATACAAAGACTAAAGAAGAATACGAAGAACTTATGTCCATATCTGAAATGGAAAAGTTTACTAAGAAAAAACACATTGAACTATTACCACCAACACAAATGAATATTGTATCAAGTGTTGGTTCAGTTGATACTCATACTGATAATGGATTTAAAGAAGTTTTATCTAAAGTATCAGAAGCACATCCTGAGAGTCCACTTGCAAGAAGATATGGTAAAAGAACAGTAAAAGATACACAAATCGAGAAGGTAAGAAAAAAGCATAGAAATAGAATAATTAAGGGTGGAGGTAGATAAATAGTAGTATGGCAGATTTTGATTTTTTAGACGGTTTTGATGGTGGCGGTGATTGGGGTTTTACCTCAGTTTCTGAAAAACCTACACAAACACAAAGCAAAGAAACAGAAACAGTAGTTAAACAAACTGCTGAAGGAACTGCTAAAGCCATTTCTAGCGATATCGTAAAATCACTAGAGAGTAAACTAGATAAAATTTACTCTGCTGTAAACTCAGCAAAGAGTGAGATTTCAAATAAAAATGAAACTGAATTAGATATTGCTAAGAAACAAATGGATGATGAATATGATTTGAGAAAAGATAATCTAGGCAAAGAACAAAAAGAAAAGTTTGCTCAGTTAGAAAAACTTATTATACCTTTACTAGTTAAGTTGGCAAAGTCACCAGAGGCGTACATACATTGGCCAAATAGAGCAGAAGTAATCGAAGCACAACTTAAAAAGATAGTATCAATAACAAGAGGATAGTCTATGGAATTATACCAAGTAAAAGTGGTGGCCGATGTTTATGCGGATTCAGATTGGGATGAAATTAAAAAAGATATGGTCATAGCATTTAAAGATAAAAATGGTAATTTAAAAGAGATGGTACCAGGTAAGTATGAATCAATTAAAATTATATCAATCACGAATGATCGATATAAGATAAAGGAAGATGCTTGACAAAACTTAAATAAACTGTTATAATTACATTATGAACCAAATGAATACCTTTTTAAAAGAAAAGTTTAACATGAAATCTTTTGATCATGTTGGATTGAATACCGAACTACCTAATATATCAACTCAAAACATTGAGGGTAAAAGATTTTATGTTACACCTGAAGGTAACAAATATCCATCTATCACAACAGTTTTATCAGGAAGAAATAAAGAAGGTATACTTAAATGGCGTCAATCAGTAGGTAATGATGTTGCAAATCAAATAATGAGGCAAGCAGCAAGTCGAGGTACTGCTGTACATCAATTAGTTGAAGATTATTTAAATAATATAGAACTATCAAAACAAGATGTGCTACCTGTCGCATTATTTTCAATACTAAAACCTGAACTAGATAATATAAATAATATTAGAATACAAGAAGGCGGCCTATACAGCGACAGACTTGGTGTTGCAGGACGTGTAGATTGTATCGCCGAATACAAAGGCAAATTATCTGTAATAGATTTTAAGACTTCGACTAAAGAAAAAAAAGAAGAATGGGTTGAGAACTATTTTATACAAGGTTCTGCCTATTGTGAAATGTATGAAGAACGATTTTCACAAGCAATAGAACAAGTTGTAATCCTAATTGTAACCGAGGACGGTGCTGTTCAAACTTTTGTCAAAGATAAAAAAGATTATTTACCTTTACTAGAAATGGCAATTAAGGATTTTAATGAAACAAATAATTAAAAATATAGCAGGAATAGTATCAATAGTAGTATTTTTTGGTATAATATATGCTGTGCTAAATAAAGCACAATCAGAAGGACACCCAACTTTTCCACCAGGTGCGATGAAACAAACAATGGCACCAATTTTTTGTGGTGAAGCACAAACTGTTTACAGTTATGCCACAAATTTATTTCAACAAAAGGCATTAGCATGGGCAGAAGTAAAACAAAAAGGTGATCCTAATAGTGCTACAATAGCATGGGTATCTTTTTGGTATAGTCAAGAAACAAAAACAGGTTCAATGTTTTTAACAGTTGCAGATAGCGGAGAAACTTGTTTAATGGGTTATGGTATGAAGTGGGAGTTTGATACAGACGCTCTACTTGATATCGTTAATGAATCTTTCGCTGAAGGTAATGAGAGTAAGTAGTATGGACCTGGGTGCAATACCCAGCGCCTCCACCAATCCTAGATAGACCTATAAGGGGGCGAAATAGGATCGACAGCTATTAGAAATCGTACTGGAGAGAGGTAGTCGAAAGACTTAAAATTTAATAAACGCAAACTATAATGAGTATGCATTAGCAGCCTAGGTTGCTAGGGGTTTGCCAGTGCCTTGCAACAGAAACTGGCACCATATGCGGTCTTGGTGGAATGTAGACACGCCGAGAGGTCCTGATAAAGGGTACTGGTTCAAGTCCAGTAGACCGTACCATAGGGGATTAAGTTACGAACAGGCAGCGTAACCTGCCTGGTCCCCAACCTAAAAGGAGAGTATATCATGTTTGAAGTAATTGATATTTTAATACCCATAGGCATATTAGTTTTATGTGTTTATGCAATCGGATATATGTCTGGATCAGACGCCGCAAGAGAAATCTATAATCCTACAATTAGAAAAAATGATTTGAAATAATGACCTTATTTCACGACACTCATTTTTGTTTTGGTAATGGTAATTCTAGAAAAGGATTAGATATTAACAAATACAAAAAGAAAGGCACAGTAGTTGGGTGTAATGCGATTTATCGTGATTTTACACCTGACATACTGGTCGCTTTAGATTCAAGAATGAATCACGAAGTTTATCGCTCAGGATATGCATTTGAAAATATATGTTACTTAGGATACTGGACACCAATACCAAGTGTTATTGCTGAGGGTATGGCAAGAGAACAAAAAGGACGAGTAGATGTAGAG